AACTTGAGATTTGCTTTGACAAATTCCTCTTTGATGGAAGCTCTGCGTTCGATCTCGGCTTCCATCTCGCCTTTCTGGTTTTTCTTTGATCCGGAAAAAGTGTTGTACAGAGTACAGGCAATCGAGACCAGGCTGATGATCAGAGCGACCGAGATGCTAGTCTCCGGTGTCATTGTCAACCTCCGGCAATCCGGCAACACTGGTCAACAGTGATACTAATGCCATTGTCGCAGCCATGCCGATGGCTGTCTTCCAGTCGATATTTACGATACTCACCATATCGGATCCGATCAACGTGATCAGTCCCTGACAGAATGTTTTTAATGCCCTGATTCCGGCACACTTCCACCATAACTTCATGCTTTCTTTCCCCCTGTTAACTGTCCGCTATTGTTTAATACGACCTCTGCTTTCTGTTTGCCAGTCAGCATTGCTCCAGTGGTGTCGAACAAATACCAGTCATAGCGGTCTTTCCACTTCAAGTACTGCATACCTGTCACCATGGCTCCGCTCTTTTGATCGAAGTAGAACCAAGATTCGCCTTTAGACCATTTCAGCTTCTGCCATCCTGTGACCATAGCACCTTTGGAGCTGAAGTAAAACCAGTCCGTGCCACCGCCCCATCCAAGATACTGCCACCCTGTCAGTTTTTTACCGTCCTTGTAGTAATACCACTTACCACTCTCTTTTATCCATCCGTTCATCTGTCCTCCTGTGAGACCGAAGTCAAAGCGAATGCCGATCCAGTCTTCCGCCCACTGATACGGCTTGTCTGTGTACTTCCTAAAGTTGCGGAATTGCCCATAGTACGTATAGGCATGTCCGCTGTCATACAGAACATATCCGTCTGTGGTCATTTCGCCAACTATTGCTGTATGGAATCCACCCGACTCCCAGTTCGACAGAGTGGTGCGTGTTGCTCTGTTAGCCAGTGGCTTGTTGAAGAAGTACAACACATCCCCGATTCTTAAATCCTTGGTATTCTTGATCAGCGTGTACGGATACCCATGCTCCTTCCAGTATTGCGGATACTCTGCCGGATCAGGAAAGTTTGCTGGACAAAGACCAGCTTTCTTCAGCATCTGAACGACACCCTGTCCGCAGTTGGTGACTGCATAATACTTGCCACCTTCTGCACAGTCAGAGAGCATTTTGTCCACAGTCGGCAAATCATTCTTGTTTGCAAAGCTGAAAGCCGAATAATTAACCGCAAACCTTCCGACAGGTTTCTCTTGCGGATAGTATGCACCTTTCGCTCCGTCATATGCTTTGTATCTGTTTTCTCTGAAAGTGTAGGAACAGCCGTTGGAGTAATCTACTCCCCACAGGTCGTATAATCCCCACACATAATCGCCTATTTCGCTTAATTCTGTGTATGTTTTGATTTTTCCGGTGAATCCCTCATATTTTGCAAAGACTCCGCCTAGGCTCTTTAAATAGGCACTATAACCGCCTTTTTTTGCAAGGAAAGCCTTTGCGTTTGGATACGTGAAATCGTTACAGTGTGCATCAATAATTTTCTGCGTTTCTGCTTTATGCGCCTTGAATCCGAATCCCATGTCTTCCTCCTGTACTGAGTCGGTATGCTTGAAAGTCAGTCCGTGTGTGCTTTTGACTGTGGTAAAACCGTCCAAAATAAAAAAACAGTTCACAGGATTGATCTCTGTTTTCATGCGGTACACACCAAGACTCTTGTCATAGTATTTATTAATCGTGACTCCTTCAGCAATCTCCAGATGGATGTGGTTGCCAAAGGTCTGATCACCCTTGGCACCCTTACCACCTTCTTCATACACAGGCTGACCCACTTCGTAGATTTTACCCGGTATTGATTTTACATATTGCTGAGAGCTGTGAGTCATGGCGAGCGTGACGATCTTCTCTGACCCGTCCGCCATACGCATCGGAGTCGGATTGCCTTGCTCGTCTACGTAAGTAAAGGCATATGTGCCGTAACCTCTGACTCTTGCACCGTTCAGATTGTGAAGCCACATCTCGCCGATGCACTTCATCCGTGACTTTGCAAAGTAAAAGTCCTTTCCAGAGTCACAGCCTGCCATATCCAAAGCCATATTTTTATGACTAAGGTTAGGCTTGCCATCGATCATAGTGCCAGATTGAGTAATATTCAGCACTTTCATGCCAAAGACAAGCCTGTCCATTTACCACCTCTCGAAGAACTCTTGATTCAGCTCTTCAATTTCTTCTTGAGTTAACATGATTTAAAGTGTCCTTTAATCATGATAAATGCTTGAATCAATAACGAAACGTTCGTACATTTCCTTGTGCCCACTTTCATTTGGATGGATTCCATCAGCAAATAACGTGCTGTTCTGCCCATCTGCAGGATTATTATTTACTGCCGTTGCAACATCCATCAATGCATGTTGTGTGTTAATGAGATCGATAATGGCATTTTTTGTCTGCGATTCTGGGCCAGAAAGCATCGGAATGTGATCGAATATTGCAATAGCTCCGGATGTCTCAATTACACTTTTTAATGCATTGAGTTTAGATTCTGTGATGGTCCCGTTTGTGCCAATTCCAACGATAACAATATCCGGCTTTGTGTACGGAATTTCATTTTGAATCTGTGCAGTAACAGTATCAATGTTTGATCCGCTCATTCCACTTACCGAAACGTTATAATATCCAAAATCTTCCTTAAGCCAATCAGAAAATCTTTTCTGATTGTTTGTCAATCTGTCACCTTCTGTGATGCTGTCACCATAAACCGCAATACGAGGTTCAGAAAATGGTGTTGTTACATACCATTCAGTTATCTCGGCATTATTTCCAGACAAAAGCACTGCAAACGGTCTGCCATTTTGCCGCCCTCCCGCAAATTCATTCAATAATGTGCTAGTAGATTCGGAAAAAGTTTCAATGCTATTCCGTGCACCTGTCAGCGTATCAATTATTGTGAATGCATTTTTCTTTTTGGTTTTTTCCAATACAGCAATATATTCTCTATTTGTCGAGAGTGTGATGCTTTTTGTTACCCTATCATCAGGCATTGTTTCTGGTGTATGATAAGCTTCACAAATTGCCATTTTACCCGTTGAGAAATCAACATAGCATAACGTACTGCCATACGCATATGCGGTTGAGATATACCCGAATCCAATTTTCGCGGTCGCATCACTTGTTTTAAACCTGATTGCCGTTGTTCTTTCTTCGATAGAATATGATTTATCAACTACTGCTTTATTGGATATATCTGAAACGCTCGTTAATAATTTCCCGTTCGATAATTCCCAATTCGCCATTGAATAAAAATCTGTGTTTTCAAAATCAGCATTAAAAAGTGTTGATAATCTACGCTGAATTTTTTCATTTGTTTCTTCAATTTGCTTTTCCAAAGAATCAAACCGATCATAATTCAAAGATTCAATGCTTAATACCGTATTTGCATAAGCATCGGCAACATCCATCATTATGATGTAACCATCATCTTGTGCTTCAAATTCATACTCATAACCGGAAAAAGGAATATTTGCCTGCACTTTCAATTTATAAGAAAAATTATAAATTGTGCCAATTTTAAGTTCGATTTCTGAAGCTGAATAGCATATTCCAAAAAGTACAATATCGTACTGATTAAACGAAAATGATGCGGTTGATTTACCTATACAAGAATATTTCTGTCCCTTTCGAATTCTGTATGCTTTTATCTTGAATCCGTATAACGTGTTCGCATAAACCTTATTATCTGCATCATATATGAAAGCATTTAATAAATCGCTTGATGGATTGGCTGTCAAAACATAATTTGTTGATTCAGAATTCGTTTCAAGTTCTTCTATTCTTTGATTTACATTTGTTGAATCTGTTTCTGATATTACTGAATTGGAATATTTATCTTCGACTTCAAGCATGATGATATACCCATTACTCTGCGCTTCAAATGAATAAGAATATGCGTTTAAATTTTCGTTCGCATTGGATACAACAGAATCGGAAAATGTAAAAACATATCCTGTACCAAATGAAATATCACTGTCTGTGTAACAGATTCCCATTAACACAAGACCATAATTAAAGCTAAATGGAGATATCACAGAACCATTACATGCATATTTTTTACCGGCATAAATTTTATATGCTTTCAAAGTGAATCCGTTTATTTCGTTAAGATAAACTTTATTATCGTTTCTGTATATAAATCTGTTATTCTGATCTTTATACAAATCGACTGCTAATACATATTGAGTACCATTTAAATTTTCTTTTGTCTGACTTAAAGCGTTCTTTAAATCAGAAACTTGTCCGCGGATCGCATTGCCGAGCGTGTCGTATGTCGTGCCGTCCACTCCGATCCTTGCGTTCTGGACTTCTGCAGCAGACGGAGCCTCTCCGCTCGGTGCGATGATCTGATCGATCTCAGCCTGCAGGACTGCATCCTGTTGAGATCTTGCGTTTGCTTCCTGTGCAATCTGTGATGCGAGGCTTGTGTCTTGAGACTGTCTTGTTTGTGTCTCCTGTGAAAGCCCGCTCTGCAGTGCGCTGATGTCTGCCTGGAACTGTGTGACGTTGCCTGCTGCTTCGATGGCTTCCTGGAATAATGAAATATCAGACTCGGACGGATTGTCGATGTCGCCAGGTCTGCGTTCCACAAAAACAACAAAATTTGCTGTCCCGTGAGAGTTTCCGTCGATCAAGATCTCGAAGATGTTCGAACCCGGCACTGCAGTCATCTGCTCGGTCTCTGTGATGACGACCTGTCCGTCCTCGTTTACCGTTCCGGCATTGAGTATCGTGGTTCCGTCTGTCTTCAGTCCAATGATCGCTCCGGTGCTAGGTGTGTACACAGTACCATCTTCCGTCAATAGCGTGAAGATCCATTCTTCGCCCTGGTCGAATTGGCTTGCATTGATGATCGGCGCAATATTAGTGCCGGCATTTAAGTAGAGATTGAAATTTCTTGTAATCATGTAAATCTCCTTTGTTATTCTTCCACCATAAAGTAAATCGCATTCATCAGTTCTATCGGAAGTTCAAGGCTTTCGATGTCTGAATATTTGATCTTTTCCAAATTAACCGTTGCATTAGCATTGTCAAGTTCTGCCAGCTTTATCATGCAATCGGCATAGTTTGGGTCAGTCTGCTCGATAGTCTGCTTGCCTTGGGCATAACTGCTGATAATAGCGTTGCGTGTTTCCACATACGGCTCACACAATGCTTTCAGGGCGAATTTGTTTTTGATGATTTTATACGAAACCTTAACAGGCATGGTCTGTGTGTTGTCCATCGTCTGCTGATTCAATTTGTTGAACATTTCAAACGCTTCAATATTTCTCATATATCTCCCTTATGCGGACACAAGATATGTTTTTCCGCTGACTGTTTCCCACTTGCAATAATGACCGACACCATTTGTGCGGATGTATACTCTGTTGTCTTCTTCGCCTGCTGCGAAGTATGTTCCGGCATTAGCAACATAGTTGCCAAGATATGCCCATGTAGTTGAATTTACAACAAGCGTAGACGATGCCTTTATCGAAAGCGTTCCACTCGATGTCATGCTGATTGACATGCCTGCAGTAATGCTGACCGCTCCTGCCCTGCCCATCAGACTTATAAAGGCACGATTTGAGGAATAATCGGCAGATCCAGTGCTATAAATTTGACTTCTAATACTTATTCCACTAAACGTATCAAGCGTTATTCCTTCAGTTAACCGTGCATCACTTGTCACCCTAACAGCACCAAGTCCCACACGGGCTTCTGTAGATGTGGTGGAATTTGACAAGATGCTGACACCGCCATCTCCAGTTTGCACATCGAAAACGTTTGATGAAATACCAAAGCCACCTGTGCCATGGAATAATACTCCTTCAACGGTTGTAGCTGCGCCTGTGTGCCAAGAAGATGCTTCTGCTGTTATTTGCCCCGATCCTTCAGTAAACGTAATGACAGAACCGCTGATGTTAGAACCATTAATATTGATCGCATCAATCGTTCCAGACTTGATAAAGTCTGCAACAAATCCACCATCAATCGTCCATGCGGTGCTGAACGGACCGTTGTATCCGTTCGTGCTGAAGCCAATGCCGTTCTGATTCATACGGATGACATTGATTGCCTGTGTCTTGTCCGGATTGTCCATAATCAGAAGCTCATATGGCTTGCCGTCTGCATCTCTGGAGATGACCACGTTGCCACCATCACCGCCTGTGATCAACTCAGTTGCATGGTCAATTGCCTGTTCAAGAAAAGAAGCTGTTTCTTCAGTTTTCTTTGTTACGGTATCGTTAATCTTCTGTTGTATGGTTTCCCCAAGTCTGCTCTTGGCATCGCCAAGAGTTATTGAGTTGTATTTTTCTTTCAGCACATCGTAATCTGTTTCAATGACCTTTGATGTAGCATTCACACCATACTTTTCGTACCGGACAGTGACTGTATCACACAATGATACCCTCTCCAGTGGTGCCAAATTCTTATATTCCTCTGATTGCCACAAAGGAACAAATGACACTTTGACATTGACCTTTGGCACACCAACATTGTTTGCATCCCTGTATGATTGTGCCCTGGCATTCAGCTGGGCAACAGTTGGCTGAGATTCAAAGTCTGATGAAGCATCCAGAATGAAGATCTTCTCAACAGGATAGTTCTCGTGATTAGCGACGTACTGGATCGCGCCTCTGACAACAGCTCCGCTTTCCGAATTAATCCAGTAAGCCATTACACCGGTATATAAAGATTCGTCTGTTTTTTCCTTGTTCAGGTCGGTCATGTTCTTGCCGTATGCAATCGTGACACCATTATCAGAACCACGATGGCTCCAAAATTTGACCGCCTTCATGTCCCATTCGAACTCTCCGGAATCAGATCCGGAAAAAAGATCCAACACCGATCCGTCCGTGCCACCGAGGCATGCCCTGGCTGATGTTGGTGCTTTTAATTTAAATTCAGTAGTTGTGTTGACAATGTTGGTAGTGAAAGTGAAATCGTTTGTGATTGCACTGTTGTTCTTAATTCCCAACAATGTTGCATTAATGCCTGTTGCCGTAAACGGTATGACAGGAATGCCTGTCAGATCATAGCTGATATGCTGAGCATAGACCGTCACCTTGCCATTAAGCGGTGTTGTGATCTTGTAGATTCTGAAAGCCTGTGGATTTGACGTATCGTTTGGCTTTGCCATGACGAACATCCCTGTGTCCATAAGATCAAACAACAGTCCGTTTGCCGGATACACCATTGTCAGCTCATAACCGCCGTTTCTGACTTCCTTGACAGAGCATGAAATTGCTTCGGCAAATCTGCCGAGACCTTCCGATGCAAAGGAAGTTTCTGACGCAGAATATAAAATCGGAATCATACTTCCCACCACCTTGGCATGATCTGGCATGGATTTTCAACAGTTGAATCTGTAGTGTATTCAATGCCCGAACCGCCCGGAGCAATCACCGGATATCCGTTAGACAGCACAACATGGGAAGACAGGTTTGATGATCCGTTTGAGCATGTCATCATCTCGCAATCGATATCAATATACTGGTCTGCGCCTCTGCCTGTCACAGTGACTGTCTTATTTCCAAGTGTTACACTGCCGTTTCCGTAAAAGCGGATAACAGGCTTTGCGTTAAATCTTGTGATATTCGGAATGGTGCTTCCGCTCGCAAAGACATGCCACTCACTGCCTTTTGTCAGATAGCGTTGTGGCTTGCATTCAAATACAAGCGTGAACTGTCCGCTCTTGTTCCGCTCCCATGTCTCCGGCTCTACCGATTCCAGGAACGATGCCATGCGGTAATGATTCGGATCTTCAGACATCAGCAATCGCTGATACCCGTCAAGGCTCAGCAGATAGTTCATCAATGCGGTATAGTTCAATTTAAAGTTTTTTCTGATAATGCAACTGATAGGAATTGTTATATTTTTGAATCGGCCGTTGTCAAAGATCAGACTTCCGTTCAGCCCTGGAACTTCTGTCAATTCGTAATCCTTTGACGGACTGACAAAGATCCCTGATTCATCAACCAGTACACCGAAGTCCCTTAAATTCTTATTTGCATATATGACGATGGGGATCATGCAAACACCTCATCTCTTCTGACGATCTGGTCATTGATCTTTTCCGCAATGACTTCCGCCAATCGGTCAATGTCATCGACATTGCCATTGACGTTAACACTGACAGTGATCGGCGCAGATATCGTCTTTCCGGAAGAAGCACTCTGTCCGACAAAGGCATTGTGTGCGCTGTCTGCCAAGAATGCCATGTCATCGATTGCGGTATTCAGCACTGATTGGTTATCTTCAATACCAACCGCAATACCTGCAGGAATCCACTGGCCTACTTCATCGGCGAAAACCTTGGATGGTGAGCCGATCTTCAACAACCTTTTAGCAGCGTTCAATGCACTGCTTGCTACGCTTTTCAATGAATTAAATAGCATACTGCCTGCGTTTCTGATACCGCTGACAATTCCGCTAATGACATCACGGCCGACCTGTCCCCAGTTAATCTCTGTAACAACACGCTTGCCGGCATTCAGGATACTTTTGATAATATTCGGAATGGACTGGAACAAAGCATTGATTCCTCGCACGATCGCATTAATCAGCGTACGGCCAAGGCCTGCCCAATCGATTGTGGATACAATTCGCCATGCGGTCTTCCCGATGTCCATCAGCAATGTCGGCAGAGCATTAAATACTGCTCTGACACCTCTTGTGATGAAATTGATCAATGTCACACCGAGCCCTGCCCAGTCAATACGTTTGATAAATTCGACTGCAGTATTCATAATTTGCACAAGGCCGTCAAATACGGCTTGCCTGTTATTCCAAATACCGCTGACAAGTTTGGCGATCAAGTTAAGTCCTGCCCTCAGCATAGGTGTAAGGTTTTCCCCAAGCCATGCGCCTGCGCCTTGAATCATTGTGATCAGAGTGCTCCACATGATCGGCAGAGCAGTTGAAATACCTGTGCTGATCGTCTGGACTATACTGG